TTAAGGCGGCTGTAACGACCTCTGAAACAGTTAAAAAAGCTTACCAAGGGTACTTAGAGGCTAAGAAGCAAGAGATGGTTCTAGCTGGTGCTAAAGAAGGTATTCTAACCAAGAAATACGCCCTTGAAAATGAAGTTAAGCTTTTTCTTGCTGGTTATTTTTCAGAACCAGCTATATCAGGAAATCATAAAAAAGAAGTTGTAGAAACAACTTCGGCTAAAGTTAAAGAAGCAGCAGATAAAAAATTAAACGCAAACGGCAGATTGAAACGAAAAAAACTCTAAGCGTAAAGGAGGTCAACATGACAAAAATTATGGTCTGTTCTTGCGAACATAAATATCAAGACGAAAAATATGGAAAAGCAAAACGTGTGTTTAATAAAACAGTCAAAGGTTATAGATGCACAGTGTGTAAAGATGAAAGAAGAATGGAAGATTAGAAAGGCAGAAAGGAGGGCTACTAAATAGTAAATGAAATTTGATCCAATTAGTTTGATATTTTTTTATAGTCTGATTGCTATACTTATTATTTTTTTCTTTTATATAGCAGTAAGACTGATTTCGTCGGCAATTTGTAGGTCATGGTTCGAGCAGAAAACTATACACGAAGGAGAACAGCATGGTAAAAAAAGAAGCATCACCAAAACCTAAAGTAGATAGGGAAGCATATCAAAAATGCCTTTTGGATCGTCAAAAAGAAAGCGAACGCACAAAGAACTTTTCTGGAAAAAGCATTTATAAGTCGGAAAAGGTAAGTAATGTTTCATTTTATTCGCCAAAAGCCGGTGATCATCTCATTGATATCATTCCACATATTACAGGAGAGAATCATCCTACCATTGCTCCTGGTAAAGCTCAGTACTACCTGGATATTTGGGTACATTACGGTTTGAATGATGATAATTCCCAGTGCCTTTGTCTGAGTAAAAATTTTGGTAAGAAGTGCCCGATTTGTGAGCATCAAAAACAATTACGTGAAGAAGGCGTGGACGATGCAGTATGGAAAACAATTGGGCCGAAACGAAGGACTATTTATAACATTGTTTCCTATGATACCGAGAAAGAAGAATCCAAAGGTGTGCAACTATTTAATGTTGCACACTTTTATATGGAGATGCATCTTACTAAACTTATGAAGGGTCCGGTGCGTCCTGGCCGCAAAGTTAATGTTTCTGAAGCATACATTGTTTTCTCTGATCCAGATGAAGGCCGCTCCGTTGCTTTCTCTATTGAAGATCCCAAAAGCAAGGATGATTTTCCGAAGTATGTTGGGCATCGGTTTGTGGATCGTGATTATTCTATTCCTGACGAGCAACTTGCTGCTGCCATCTGTCTTGACGATCTTCTACACATACCTTCATATAACGAAGTGTACGAATTGTACTGGGGTGAAAAAGTAGGTAGTAAAGTTAAAGAAAACAAAACTGATGAAGTAGAAGATGAAATTGAGGAAATCGAAGAAGAAACTGATGAAGTAGAAGAGGTCGAAGCTCCTGCTCCAACAAGGTCTGGCAGAAAACCGGCTAAGTCAGAGCCCGAACCAGAGATTGAAGAGGAAGTCGAAAAAGAAATTGAAGAGGAAATTGAAGAGGAAGAAAAACCGGCTCCTACACCTAAAAAGAATAAGGTAAAAAAAGCTGCAAGTGCTGTGACATGTCCTATGGGATTCGAGTATGCTGTCGAATTCGACACGTACGAAGAATGCGATGATTGTCCTGAAGACACTTGGACAGCTTGCAAGAAGGCGCATAAAGGATAATTCTGATCTGCTGTTCGTTCATCTTTAAGCAGATCTTAAATGGTAGTAGGGGAGTTCCTCTATGCCCCTACTATCAATTCTATTACAAGGAATTTATATGTCAAAACGAAGAAAGTTATCTACAGAAGAAGTCGCACAAGATATATCCGATACAATTAAAGAAGAACGTGTAATAGTTGTTCCTGAATTAGTTTCTACAGGAAGCACTCTTTTGGATCTTGCTATATCGGGAGGGCGGTATCGAGGAGGAGGAATACCAACAGGAATTATTGCAGAGATATTTGGACCAAACGGTGGAGGTAAAACCGGATTATTATCAGAGATTTCTGCATCTGTACAAAGTAATAAAGGACAAGTTTTGTTTTTAGATCCAGAAGCACGTCTTGATCAAGCTTATGCAGAAATATACGGTCTACATTTAACTGATAAAGATTATTATAGACCGGATTTAGTATCAGAATTTTTTGATAAAATACATACTTGGGAACCTGATGATGATAAAGTAATAAATATGATTGCTGCCGATTCTCTTGCTGCCCTATCTACTGAAATTGAAATGGATGGAGGAGATAAAATGGGAATGAAACGAGCAAAAGATTTTTCTGAGGGGCTTAGAAAAACTTGTCGTAAGATAGCTAATAAAAAATGGCTTATTATTTGTAGTAATCAAGAACGTGAAGGAACTAATGGAATCACAACACCTGGAGGAAAAGGCATTCCTTATTACAGCAGTTTGCGTATAAGAATAACTCCAAATTTCAAAGGAAGTAAAATTAAAAAGACAAAAAAAATTGGTAATAAATCACTTGATAAAGTGATAGGGGTTGCCTCTACGTGCGAAATAAAAAAATCATCTGTTGATCAGCCTTTTCGTACTGCTCCCATATCTATTATTTTTGGATATGGTATAGATTCTATAAGAGATGAATTACAATGGCACAAAGAAATTACAGGAAGCACAAAGTACGATTGTTTTGGACAAGAACCGACCACAATTGAAAAAGCTATTAGTATTATTGAATCTGAAGGACTGATAAAGGATCTAAAAAACAGAACCATTGACAAGTGGGAAGAGATAAACGAAGCATTTAAAATTGAAAGAAAACAAAAAATTAGAGGATAGTGTGTTTACTCAAGAACAACTGAAAGAACTACTTAATCATGTAGGAGAATGAGCATGAAAGCATACAAAACTGAACGAAATTTTAGAGGGTTTTTACATGAAAAATACACGAGTGACATAGGAGAAGAAGGACGTTTATTGCACGAATCATCCATGATCGGTGATTATCCAGATTCTTTTAAATATCCAGGCAGTAGTTATTTATTTATAGGAGAAGACTATCATCTTTCCAGAGAAGAAGTTGCTGAAATGATTGATATAATGGCTCACTGGTTACAAAATAAAAGACTTCCAAATAATAATAAGATAAAAAATGTTACCTAAAAACTCAAAACCAATTCTTGTGATAGATTGTAGTAATCTCTGCTATCAGGCTTTCTTTACTATGGGAGATCTGTCTTGTGATGGAATGCCTGTCGGTGTAATTTATGGATTCCTATGGAGGATAATAAAACTTGCTGAAAAATATAATGGAACAAATAAAATCTATTTTGTTTTTGATAGTCAACGCAGCTATCGCAAAAAAATCTATCCGGAGTATAAAGCAAACCGTAAGACTAAACCGCCAATAGAAAACATTGATGAGCTTTATTATCAAATAGATCAATTAAGAACAGAAGTTTTACCGGATATGGGATTCAAAAACATTTTTCGACAAGCATTTTACGAATCGGATGATATTATTGCAAAAATAGTTCAAGACACAAATAAAGAACAGTTTGTAATAGTTTCTTCAGATAATGATCTTTGGCAACTTCTTGATTATCATGTACATATTGACGATAATAAAGGTGAACTTAAAACCAGGGAATGGTTTCTTGAATTTTCCGGCGGTTTGGCCCCTTGGTTTTGGGCAGAGGCAAAAGCTCATGCTGGGTGTTCTAGTGATTTTGTAATAGGTATCAAAGGTGTGGGAGATAAAACAGCACTTAAATATCTTCGTGAAGAACTTAAATCTGGAAAAGCGTTTGATGCAATTAAAGCTGGCGAAGAACAAATTAAATTTAATCGTCCTTTAGTGTTTTTACCATTCAAAGGGAAAAATCCCATTGAATATGAAATTAGTGTGGATCGAATTACAAAAAGAAAGATTAAAAACGTATTTGAAAAATTTAAATTTAAATCTATGCTTGAACCTTTAAACCTCGAAAAATGGTCTGTGTATTATGCTTAAAGTTATAACCATTAAAAATTTCCAAAGTCATCGAGAAACGACTCTGAGGCTGTCTCCTGGGGTAAATATTATCAAGGGACAAAGCGACTCTGGAAAATCCTCGATCATCAGAGCCATAAAATGGGTTTTAACCAATCGCCCAACAGGATCTGCATTTCAAACAGCGGGGGTTAAAGAAGAAACTTCGGTTCGTTTATCAATGGATTCGGAAAGAATAATCAGAAGGAGGGGAACCGGAATAAATGAATACAATGTATCAGGATCTGTTCTAAAGGCAATTGGAACAGATGTTCCTCAAGAAGTCCTTGATATTGTAAATATGGATCATACAAATTTTCAGGATCAATTCGGATCTCTCTTGCTATTACAAGATTCTCCTGGTAAGGTTGCTTCCATCTTGAATGAGCTGATAGGCCAAGAGATCATTGATGAATCCTTTAAACGCGCTGACCGAATTATTAGGGAAGAAAAAGTAAAACAAAACGGTTTGAACAGTGATATTGATCTTTTAGCCAAAAAGAAAATCAAACTGAAAGAAGTTCCTGATTTAATAAAGAAATTCAAAGTTTTGGGCAGACAAAAAAAAGATATTGAACGATTGGAAGAACAGATAGAAAAAGCTAAAGAATTACAAGAAGGTTTTTTTGAAATCGAAGAAGAGTTTTTAAAAGTTTCCAGGATCAAAAATATTGATTACAGACCTCTAGAAAAACTTGTTAAATCTATGTTAGAGTTGGAAAACAAAATAAATGGTGTGCAGGAAATTATTCATAACTTTAATGTAATAGAAAATAGAATTTCAAAAAATCGAACCGGGCTATCTGAAGCTGAAAAGGAATTATCCAAATTTAAATTTTGTCCGTATTGTAATAGCAAGTTATGAAAGGAATAAAAAATGAAAGTCTTATGTGTAGGCGATCTTCACATCACCGATAAAAAACCTGCTCGAAGGGTTGATGAAAACTATTTACAAACAGTAATAAATAAATTTCAATTTATATTAAAAGCAGAATCAAAAGATTCATGTGTTTGTGTTTTGCAACCCGGCGACTTTTTTGATAGTGCTTCTGTAAGCGAAAAAACAAAGGTAAATGTAATATCAGAAACAAAAGGTAGTTGCATTTTTACTGTTTTTGGGCAACATGATCAAAGGTATCATTCTTCAAAAAGCACTGATAATACATCTATGGCAGTTTTACTTACTGCAAATTCAAAATATGTTACTCTTTTAACCAAGAAGCCTCTTCAAATGGGTATAGATCTGAATCTTTACGGATGCTCTTGGGGGGAAGACGTTCCGGAAATAAAAAACAAAGAGCATTTTAACATTCTTGTAATTCATAAGACTTTTTTGGAGGCTCCAGGATCTGATAATTTTGCTGGAACTCCTACAAAAACCTTCTTGAAAGAATACCCATTTGACCTTGTGGTTGCTGGTGATAACCATAAAACTTTTGTAGTTAAATACAAAGATAGAATTTTAATCAATGCTGGATCAATGATGAGAACTTCTCGCAATCAAATTGATCATAAGCCTTGTGTGTTCGTCTTTGACACGGATACAAGAACCTTTGAAAAGATATACATTCCAATTGAAAAGGAGGTGTTTACAGAAGAGCCTGTTACAACTTTAGACAATGAGGATTTGATTTTATTTGCTGAAGAACTTGTTGGATTAATCGACTCTTCAAAATTTGATTTTAAAAAAGTAATCGTAGCAATGGTTAATAAGAAGATTGAATTAAAACAAATGGCGGAAGAAATAATCGGAAGGAAATTATCTTAATGAAAAAAGAAACGCAAATATGGAAATACACACTTACAGGAATTGAAAATGAAATAGAAGTGCCACTAGGAGCACGATTTTTATATGTAAATGAACAATACAGAAAAATTAATGTGTGGGCTGAGGTTGATCCTAAACAACCAAAAGGGATAAGAATATTGGAAGTATTTGGTACTGGACATCCAATTGAAGAAGCTGAACGAAGATATCTTGGTTCTTGTAAATTACACGATGGCCGATTTGTTTTTCATGTATTTGAGCGTTTTGACAATTAACTAATTAGGAGTTTTTATGAGCAGAGATAACAAACAGAGGTTTGATAAGTTGAGAGAGTTGGTAGAAGACGCAAAAACTAAAGACGCGGAACTTTCAGGTCAAATGAAACAACTCACCAAAATAATGCAAAAGGAATTTGATGCTTCTAATACAGACGAATTAAAAAGTTTGCTTGATAAAATGCAAACTGAATTAGGTCGTTTACAAACTGCTTTTGAAACTGCACAAGATGAAGTCGAACAAATGCTTGAGGAACTTGAATGAGATTTGAAGATTTGAGATGGAAGATTCAATCTTTAGAAGCTGATGTAAAACAGACAAATGAACTGTTATTTTCCAAAAAGCAAGAGTTGGTTAAAACCACTAAACGAAGAGAGGAAGCTGAAGAAGTAAAAGTGCTGTTACAACATGCAGCTCAAGTGGTGCAACAGAATCTTCAGAAACGCATAAACACCATTGTGCAAATGG